GGAAGAGCACGATGCCGATGCTCGCGAACGTGCTGCTTCGAACACAGGGCAAGAACCAGCTCCTCGTCGCTGCAACCGATCTCAACGTCTCGCTGACCGCCGAGCTTAAGAGCACGAACACGGGTGAAGGCGGGCTGACGCTCGGTGCCAAGAATCTCTACAAGCTCGTCGCCAACTCACCGGGTGACGAGATCACGCTGAAGAAAATGGACAACCACTGGGCGGAGATCAAGTCGGGAAAGGTCACCTACAAGATCGTCGGCATGCCCGATCTGGACTTCCCGAAAGTTCCCGACCATCGCGAAGCGCAGTACTCGCAGATCGAGAGCGCGGTACTTCGCGAAATGGTCGAGCGCACGCTGTTCAGCGTCTACAACGACGAGACGCGACTTCACCTCAACGGTGTGTTCTTCGAGAGCGACGGCGAGAAGTGCCGCATGGTCTCGACGGACGGTCACCGGCTCTCGAAGGTAGAGCGCAACATCAGCGGTCCCAAGCTCACCGCAGGCGTCATCATCCCGAAGAAGGGCCTGCTCGAGATTCGTCGAGTGCTCGACTCGGGTCCGAACTGCAAGCTCGCCATCAAGACGCCTCACCTGTTCCTCGTCCAGGACGACATCGCGATCGCCGTCAAGCTGATCGACGCGACGTTCCCGCCGTACGAGCAGGTGATTCCCAAGGACCACAAGCGAGTGATCACCGTCGATCGCTCGCGGTTCATCGATGCACTTCGTCGTGCGCAACTGATGTCGTCGGAGACGCGCGGAGTGAAGGTCTCTGCGACCAACGACGGCGTGACCATCACCAGCGACAACCCCGACCTCGGTGAGGTCCGCGAGGAGATGGAGGCCGAATACAACGGCGAGCCCATCGCGATCGGCTTCAACCCGAAGTACGTCGTCGAGTTACTCTCGCAGATGACGTGCGACCAGATCACGATCTCCCTCGGAGGTGAGGAGGACCCTGGCTTGATCAAGCCGCTGACCGGCGACGAGTACCTCGGCGTCGTGATGCCAATGCGAATCTGAGAGGCTGGCTGTCCTGCGTATCCAGGCTTTAGCTCGCGACCGACTACAAGGGGAGGTGACTGTGCTCGGGACACCGGAGGCCATCGACCTGCTGTCGGACGAGAAGTGGCTGCTGTGGTTCCTCAACAACCACTCGTTGACCGCGCTGGTCGCGCTGGGCGTCTGGAAGCGTCCAGGGTTGATCGTGTCAGACCTGGCGTCTCGTGACGGTGAGATCCCCGCCGTCCGCGCCGCCCACAAGCTCGGAGGTATCCCGGCCGCGCTGGAGGTGGTCGGGGAGCTGCTCAGCGCGGAGGCCCACCCGGCGCAGGACGAGGTTGACATGCGGAAACGCGACGCCGCCTTGAGCAGGCTCCAGCTGCGACCCAGCACGCAGTGGTTCAGGGACTAGCGACCGCACCTGCGGGTGGTTGATCAACAGCTCTGCCGCCAGCATCTCAAGCGCGTCGGTGTCCGTCACGAGACGCGCAAGCTACCTGACATGGCCGCTGAGTGCATCTGCCCTGAAGACCACACGGTCACCAAGCTCGGCCACTGCCGGAGCTGCCACTGGTACGATCCGACGTTTCGGTCGTACGCCAACCCGGCGCTGAACCGCGCGTTCAGCTGCTGGAACGACCAGCATAATCGTTCGTCGATCAACGGCTCTATCTTGACAGGCCGGACCACCGCGTGTCACCAGTTGGAGTCCGGCGCACAGTCCGGTGAGGAGTACGCGTGCCACGAACAAGCCGCACAGGCGGCAAGGTCATCAAGCGGAGGTTCCCGCCGGAGCACTACGACCGCATCTCCACGATGCTGATCGCGATGGTTCCCTACCCGATGATTGAGCGTCAGCTGACGCTGGAGTGGCAGAAGCCCAAGAGCTACATCGCCAACTGTATCAAGCAGGTACACCAGGACTGGGCGCAGGCTGCCGCGATGGTGGAGGACACGCGACGCCACCAGATCCGCCACGGCTTCGAGGCGCTGTTCATGAAGGCGTCCGCCGCGAAGGACGGCAACCTCGCTACCCGGATCATGCACGAGCTGGGCATGCTCGACGGCTGCTACCAGCAGGCGCAGCAGGTCAACGTGAGTCACGGCGGAGGCGTCAACGTCGGCATCTCGCTGGGTGCTCTCGGCTTCAAGTCTCCCGACGAGGTGCAGGGCCGCATCGAGTACCTGCGCGGTGAGCTGGCGAAGCGCGGACCGTCGGCTCTACAGGGTGCCCTGGGTGCCGGACCGCCGACGATCCAGGGGGCGTCTCAGACGGTCAAGCCACCAAGTGGCCAAGATCGTGCCATAGTCGACGTAGCCGACCCAGACGACACAGGAGACTCCAGTGGCTAGGAAGGGCCGCACCGTGCGCAACACCGCCGACGAAACCGCTGAGGTTGAAGTCATCTACGTCTGCGTGGAGGGTCACGTGACATCCGGTCGGACCGCGTCCATGGTCGAGATGTGCGCGTGCGGTCACCAGTCTCGGTCGCGACGCCGGAGCGCCACCTGCGGCGCAGGCATCGTCGCCGTCCGCGCCCGAGACGAGGCTCTCGTTCTGGAGAGCGCGTTCCGCCTCGGTGGCGCTGAGGCCGTGCTCTCCATGCTGGCGTACCGGGCTGCCCACACGTCCCGCAAGTCGGCTGAATAGTTACGGATGGGCGAGCAGATCAGCATCGACCAGCTGGCAGAGCTTCACCTGCTGGAGGCCGCGTACGGCGGTCAGTCCATCCTCGACTACATCCCCCGGGTCAGTCCGATTATGCCGGGCGGCATCACGACCGTCGCCCCCAACCACTTGCTGGCTCTGACCGAGCAGATCGCCCTGGCAGAGTACAGGCCGGTGCGCGTCTGCGTGTCGGTCCCGCCGCGTCACAGCAAGACAGAAACCGTTCTGCATACGATAGCTTGGTGGCTCCAGCGGCACCCCGAGCACACCATCGCGTACTGCTCGTACTCGGGTGACATCGCCCAGTCGAAGTCCGTGCGCGCCCGAGACATCGCCGAGGCATCCGGCGTGGTCATCAGGCCAGACCAGTCGCGAGCAGGTCAGTGGCGCACGTGGTCCGGCGGAGGTCTGATCGCCACAGGCGTCGGCGGTCCGCTGACGGGCATGGGCGCGAACCTGATCATGGTCGACGACCCGGTCAAGAACCGCGAGGAGGCGGAGTCAGCCGGTCAACGGCAGAAGCTCTGGGACTGGTTCACATCCACCGTCATGACGCGGTTGACCCCAGGAGGGTCGATCATCGTCCTGCACACTCGCTGGCATAGTGATGATTTAATTGGGAGATTGTCGAAGAAAGGGTGGGTGACCGTCAACCTCCCCGCCTACGATGATCAGACGGACAAGTGGCTCTGGCCAGAGGGAGGCTGGACCGGCGAAGTCCTGGAGGAGCGTAGGCGCGAGATAGGGGAGTACGACTGGTCCTCGCTCTACATGGGAGAGCCTCGACCCCGTGGTGGTCGGATGTTCGAGGACCCTATGTTCTACGACAAGCCGGCCGTCATCGGCTCGAAGATCATGATCGCCTGCGACCCGGCGGCTACCAAGAGCACCCACGCCGACTACAGCGTCATCATCGTGGGTGCCTGCTGGATCGGTCCCGACAACATGCCGCACGTGGACGTGCTGGAGGTGTGGCGGGCCCAGGTGGAGATCCCTCGGTTGTGCCAGGCTCTCCAGCACTTCCAGGAGCAGTACGGGGGCGTGATCGGCGTCGAGGCCACCGCCGGGTTCAAGGCCATCCCCCAGACACTCAGACAGGTGCTGAAGGGCGTCCGCATCGTGGAGGTGCCGGCGATCAAGGACAAGTTCACCCGGGCTCTGCCGGCCGCAGCCGCGTGGAACGGCTTGCCGGGCCAGCCGGAGACCCGGCGCATCCGGCTACCGAAGCGGGGGACCAAGCCGTGGCTCGACGCCTTCATGCAGGAGGTCTCGGACTTCACCGGCGTGGCCGACCCGCAGGACGACCAGGTCGACGCCCTCGCCCATTTATATTTTATGGCCGCGACGATGATCGGCACCCGCAAGACTACGACTGACTTGTCCAGGTATCTACCCTTCGGGTAGCAGCGCAAGTTCTAGCTATGGGTGGTCCTACCACCTCGACGACGGCCCCTGAACATCCGAGACCCGCACCGCCCGGCAGCTGTGATAGCGTCCGGCTGATGGTCAGCAGGGGCAACACGTGAGTCTAGGTGACCGCACCAAGACGCGCCTGAACCCCGGCGTCGGCGGCGACGCCATGGACGAGGTGGTCACCCGCGTCGACCTCGGGGAGGACCTCAAGGCTCCCGTCGTCGTCCAGGCATACCGCGACGGCGCGTCGGCCGCCCTCTTGGACCCGTACCCGTCCAAGAGGTTCGACATCCAGGCGGCGGTGATCTACGTCGGACACGCCACCCGCGGGTCAGCCCCAGGCGCGGCCGTGTGGAAGATTAAGAAAGTAGCGCTCGACGGTAGTGGGAGCCCTACGTCGACCACGTGGACCGCTGCGACAGCTGTCTGGGACAACCACACGACTGAGTCTTACAGCTAGATGGGGGGAACGATCACGCGCCACGGCGAGTGCAACGGCTGCGGCTGGTGCTGCCAGTTCATCATGGTCCAGCGCGTGACCGTACCGGCGTCGCACATCACCACGGACAGCGAGAAGTTCTACAAACTGCGAGGCGGGATCATGGGGGAGGACGGTAAGCTGCGCGTGGTCCAGCACGCCTTCATCCCGTGCTCGGCGCACGACGACGAGGCCAAGCAGTGCAGGGCCTACGACGACCGCCCGCAGATCTGCCACGACTTCCCGTCCGCACCCGATCAGATCGAGGGGACGCCGTGCTCCCACTGGTTCGAGCTGACTGACGACGCAGACACGGTCATCGATCGTCGAGGCGGTCTCAGCTCAGCGCACCCAACACCACCGCGCTTTCAGTGACCCATGCCAGGGACCTTCTCCAATGACATGACCCTCGTCGAAGACGGGGAAATCACGACCGACTACTCGCTGGTCGGCACGCTGAAGACCGCTCGCGCCCTGAACGACGACTACAAGATCGAGGGGACCAACTGCGTGACGTGGGGTGTGAGCAGTACGACGGGCACGGGCACGGCCCACACGCTCGCCGTGCTGCCCGGCGCCCCTGTGAATTTCAGCGCTAGCGGTGCCCACTTCTTCCAGTGGATCAAGGTCTTCGCGTGGCCGTCCATGGCCACCCAGCGCGCAGGTGGTACGCGCATCGCGATCTCCTCCGACGCACCACCGACGGCAGTACGCGCGACGTTGAGCGCGACCATTGGCGCAGGCGGTACCGGCTACTCAGTCGGCAACGTTCTGACGGTGACCGGTGGAACCAGGACCGAGGCAGCCACCTTCACGGTGACTGCGGTGAGCGGCGGCGTCGTCACGGCGGTCACGCCCACCGCCAGCGCGCGAGGTAGCTACACCGTTCTGCCTGTGAACCCGGTGGCGACCACGGGCGGTGCTGGCACATGCACGTTGAACATCACGTGGGTGTACTCGACCACGAACACCAAGGAGTGGTTCGTCGGCGGCGCGGACACCGTGGTGGTCGACGGCTGGGTGAACTACGCGGTCGACATCGCGGGCACGCCGGACCTGGAGACCGGCAATCCTGTGATCACCAGCATCGACCGCTTGGGTCCGGGGGCAACTGCCGTCGCGGTGACCGCGATCGCCACACACGTGATGGACACCAGCCGTTACGGCACGGGCATCACCGTCCTCGACGGGACCTCCGGGTCTCCGGTGACGATGGCTGACTTCCTCGCGTACGACAACGGCTCCCCGGCCACGCGGTCGCTCGGTGTCGTGATCGCGCAGGCGGGCATCTACTTCATCGCAGGCAAGCTGACCATCGGAGCTGCCGCGCAGACCGCAGTCTCCGTGTTCAAGGACACCAACAAGGTCCTGGTCTACCAGCCGTTCCCGGTGTCTGCGACGTTCTACGAGATCAAGCCTATCGGAGCTTCTGGCTTCGTGTCGACGCTCCAGTTAGGGACGTACTCCGGTGGCGTCGCGGCGGGCGGCTTCACGATCCGAGGCGCCGAGCGCTACACGCACTACGGCGGCGTCGCGACGGGTTTGGTGCCGTCGATCTGGACGCTAGATGCCGATGACGCGTTCTCGCTGTGCCTGCTCTACGCCTGCTCCTTCAGTCAGATGCGCGCTGCCTCGTTCAGGAGCGACTCGGAGATCCGGTTCTGCTCGTTCCAGGACTGCGGAGAGATCACCGCTGGCGGTGCCACGTTCGACAACTGCTCGTTCACCGACCTGCGGACGACGACGCCGATCAGCGCGGTCTACCAGATCCGCGTGACCGCCACGACCCCGATCATCACCAACTGCAACTTCGTGAACGCGGCGATCGGTATCCTGTGGGACCGCAACGCCGACACGAACACCAAGCTCGACGGCACCAACTTCACGTCAGGTGGGACCGGGCACGCGATCGAGCTGGGCACCAACTGCCCGACCGCCATCACGCTGTCGAGCGTCGGCTTCACAGGCTACGGTGGGACGCCTGGATCGAACCCTACCGCGTCGACAGGTTCAACCAACGCAGCGATCTACAACAACAGCGGCAAGACCATCACCATCACCATCACGGCCGGCACCACCCCGGCCATCCGCAACGGCGTAGGCGCGACCACCGTGGTCGTCACTGGCGCGGTCACCCTGACCGTGAAGGTGCAGGACGAAGCCAAGGTTGCGATCCAGAACGCGCAGACCAGCATCCACCTCGCGGCGAGCCCGTTCACCGCACTGATGAACGAGGACACCGCCGTCACCGGTATCGCGACGGAGAGCTACTCCTACGTCAGCGACGTCGAGGTGGTGGTCCGCGTCCGCAAGTCAGCGACAAGTGATACCCCTCGGTACGTGGCCTTCTCAGACACGCAGACGATCACAGCTTCCGGCCTCTCGCTCACCGTAACCCTGAAGGCGACTTCGCTTCCGATCTAACAGGAGACTCCTATGTCTGACACCATCCTCGGCGGCAAGTTGACCATCTGGTACGAAGCGGAGAACCGCCAGAAGCGCATCCGCTGGACCGGCACGACCGCGAAGACTGACGTGCGGACGATGCTCGCGGTCTACGGTGCGGCCGAAGACTTGCTCACACAGCCGGCCCAGCAGGACGACGGCCTGATCTTCTCGGCCGAGACCCCAGGCGAGTACACCATCGGGAAGATCGACGCTGGCGAAATCGAGCCGTGGTTCATCGACATGGGAACGATGGAACACATCATCGGCGACTTCGCGAACTTCACCGGGTGCGCGATCAAGACCTCCGGGTGGGCGCGGGTGGAGGGCTCCAACACGGGCATCGTCGTGGTCCCAGTGTCCTCTGGTGGCGCGATCGTCGTCGGGGACATCGGCCTCGACATCACGCACGCTAGCGCCGACGCCGGTACGTTGCTCGACGTCATCGTCACAGGCGGTGCGACCGACTACCTGTGGATCCGTCCCGACTCCTCGGCCGCTGCCAACAACTTCGACACGGGCTCGGGCAACCTCACGTGCAACGCCCACGTGTCCGTGCAGAGCGCCGTCGCTCACACGGGCGAGATGGTCTGGGGCAACATCTACACCCAGGGCGCCCTCCAGCCCGACACTCACGTGTTCATCTACCAGAACGGCGTGCGTGTCACGGCGTCGGACTCGTCGACTCAGGACTGGTGGCCGGACGGCCACATCGACCGCTCGTTCCCGATCAAGGACTACAAGGTCGCTGCGTTTCCGACGCTCGACCTCGGGTTCATGACCGTCAAGGCGAACCAGTACAGCACCAAGTACGCCTACGCGATCATCCGAATGAACACCCTGACCGGAGGAAACGTCTCCGCCGGTCTGTCATCTGGCGCGGACATCAACAACACCACCGGCTACGCGAGCATCACGCTAGGCGGCGACTCTGGAATCTTCTCAGTCGGCGACGAGATCACAGGAAACATTTCCGGCGCCCGCGCGATCATCACCTTGATCACGGGGACCACCCCGACGCGGACGCTGCACTACTACTACGTCGGTGACCCACTCACTGCGTTCAACGGCTCCGAGGCTATCGACAACGCGGACGACACCGGCGCCGCGACCAGCTCGGGCGCTGTGGCCAACCAAGGTCCAGCACTCGCGGGGTGGTTCGACGGTGCGGCCGTCCCCACGTACGTGTTCGCAACCGCGACGGCCGACATCAACGACGACTCGGTGAACGAGCAGTACGGCATCACCATCGACCTCAACCAGTGCTCGCTCGCGCAGATGCACGAGTACAACAAGTACGCGCAGCGGCGCGGGTCCGTGCTCGACCACGACGGCCTCGACGGCCAGGAGTGGATCGGCATCGACTACGCCGTCAACTACGCCTCCATCACCGGCACCGTCGCCGAGGGCGCCACTGTCACCGGCGCGACCTCGGGTGCCACGGGCGTCGTGGTCAGCAACCCGGCGGGCGCCTCCAACACGGCGCTCCTGCGCAACAGCCGTGGGACGTTCATCGACGGAGAGGCGATCCAAGTCGACGGCGCCAACCGCTTCAACGCCACCGGTCTGACCGTGACGGTCGTCGTGCCTCTGGCAGAGTCCAGCTTCGGTACCCTGGCCGGGGTCACGTACTTCGCAACGCGCGGCGTGCTGCTGACGGACTACAAGAGCGCTGCGGAGAACAACTTCTCGCTGATCGACGCGACTGGAGCGGCACGTGCTCGACCGACGTCGATCACGATGTCCATCCTCAACCTGCTCCAGCACGACTGGGCGACCTGCTTCCGGCTCACCGGGTCTGGCGGTAGCGTCAACAAGACGGAGTACTCCGCGACCGGCGGTGAGGCCATCGGCGCAGCCACGCTGACCGTGGACACAGCAATCGCTGCTGACGTCCCAGGCAAGACGGCTGGTGGGTCGCTCGTCCTCGTGGACGCGAGTGCCAACAACAAGGAGTACGTCATCCGGTTCTCGTCCTACGTGGCGGGGACCGGCGTCGTGACCCTGGCCAACATCGTGGTCGCAGCTGCGGACAGCGGCACCGATACGAACACGATCGTCGAGGCTGGTGCTTTCGCGACTGCCAAGGTCGGTGACATCGTCGTCAACCACACGCGGGCTTCCGCAGTCTCCTACGTCATCGACGTCGTCAACGCCAACACCGTGGAGATCTTCCCCGCCATCGCAGCACAGACGACGGGCGACTCGATCGAGCTGAACTGCGTACCAGTCGCGGTGAACACGGTGGACAGCGTGTACTTTCCGGTCATCTTCGCTTTCAGGGAGACGAACGGGACGCAGTCCGCCTCCATGCAGTACGTCGCCGACATCTTCGCCCGCGTGCGAGTGCGGAACACCACGGACGCTGCGGTGAAGATCAAGGGGTTCACCGCCGACGTCACCATCGGTACCGGCGGCGGTACGGCGAGCGCGACGCGTATCCCGAATACGGTGTACTAAAGGCCGTTGTGTGAGGCGGTTGCGTGAGTTGAAGCGGCTGGAGGCGGAGAGTGCAGCGCTGTACCAGAAGTGCCGCGATCTCAGCTCCCTGTGTACGTCACACCCCTCGGTACTGGAGGCAGGGGTGGCTACCATGAAGGAACGTCTGCTGGTGATTGGAGCTAGGATGGACGAGCTGAGAAAGATGACTGCCGATGACTGACGTCGTGATCGAGGGCATCGAGGACGTCATCGCCCGCGACCTGGCGAAGCACAAGGCCCTGCTCGAACGGCTGACCATCGAGGTCCAGGCGTTCAGGCAGGGCCGCGCCCACGAGATCAAGAAGCAGAAGCACTACGCGGGACTGGTCGGCAACGGCCAGTTCAGCGACGTGGCGCTCCGTACCGCGATGGACGACATCGCGATCAACATCCGGCACATGAGCGACAAGGTGCAGACAGGGGAGGAGCAGATCGTGTTCAACAAGCGCATCGTCGAGACGCTCACGCTCCAGCTGGCGGTGCAGCAGCAGGCCCTCGACGCCCTCGCACGCCACAGGAGGGACAATGCCTCTGGTGATTGATTGGTTCGGGTCGACCATCCAGGTCACGTCACCGACCACCGAGGTGGACGGTCAGACGCTCCACAACTTCATCGAGGACGCGATGGTCTCGCCGGAGGGGCTGTCCTACGAGGACATCATCAACCCGGAGGGCAAGATCGGCTCTGGCGTCGTGAAGTCGCAGATCATCATGACCCTCAACCACCCGTGGCAGATCCAGTTCTGGTCAGGCAGCGGGTACACGCGGATCTACGGCTCCAAGATCGAGGGCGGGAAGACCGGCCTCGGTCCGCTACCGCAGGCGGTCAAAGCGACCGGTGGCGCTGGTGACATCACTGTGCTGGAGAGCCCGGTCGACGGTACGTTCGTCGTGAGTGGTAGCGGCGTCACAGCCCAGGACAAGACGGACATCGCCGCGCTCGTCACTGACGACGCAAAGACGCTGACCGTCGGCAAGTACCTCGCGCTGGAGGATTAATGCCGCTGATCCAGTGGGTCATCCAGAACCTGGACGTCATCGGTGTGGTGGTCACACCGGTCGTTCTGGGTGGTGGCGGCGGATCCCCACAACTCAGGACCCACCACATCGAGCAGCGTTTCCGCATCCGCCACCAGGTCCGACCTGTCATAACTATCATCGTAGGTGCTCCCATGCAGGTCTTGGTCGGAACCAGATATCGGATCACCGCCGGGTTCCTGTCCGGTGACCGGCCGATCGACCCGAACCACGTGTCGCTGGTCATCACGGTGCCTGGCGCTGAGACGCGGACGCTCGACTTCAAGGTCTCCCCGGAGGTCCAGCGCGCTTCGATCGGCGCGTACACCTACGAGGCGGTCGCGGACAATCCTGGGGACGTCGTCTACCGCTGGGTGTCGGACGCGCCAGGTCAGGAGGCTGTCGCTGAGGGCACGCTGGCCGTGCTGGACGTCACGGACATGGCCACGGTGGGGGCTGTCGACGACGCCTGGTTCGACACCCTCCACGAGAGCCTGGCGTCCAAGATCAGCCAGATCACGCTCCAGCTCCGCACAGCTATCACCGCCGTGATCAACAAGGTGAACCAGGAGGAGGACATCGACGAGGACCCGGACGCCTGGGTGCAGAACCTCCGCGAGAGCCTCATGGCCCAGCTCGACGGCATTACTCAGCTGGACTAGGTACGCGGGACAATCAATACGCTTGTGAATCCGCTACCAAGCAGGGTAAGAGGGTCGCCGTGGTGGACGTAGTAACGCTTCTGATAGGGCTCCTGCTGACCGCTCCTGGTGATGCTGGTGATGCTGCTGGGCTGCGCGCCACGGCGCCCCAGTATCTCAACGCCGGGACAGCCGTGCTCCACCTAACCGCGGCTCGCGCCGCCGGGAGTGTCTACGGCCTCGACCCGGATCTGCTGCTGTCGATCGCCCACCACGAGAGCCGCTACACGGTCGCACGCACCCCGGAAGCCGGCGGCCTGACGTCCTGCGGGGTCATGACCCCGCAGCCGCTGGCCAAGTGCGACTCCACGTCAGTCACAGGCGGCTACCTCGAAGGAGCTGCCCACCTGCGGAAGTGGGTGGACAACACGCGTGACCAGCGCACGGCCCTGCTCGGGTACGGTGGCGGCTACCGCGCGATCAAGGCGTGCGCAGCTGGTCCGGTCACACGCGTCCGCGCGGGACGAACCGTGGACCTGTGTTCCGTGGTCGACATCTTCCTGGGTAGGGCCTACGCGATCAAGCGATCCCGCTCCCGCACACGTGTTTGAGCGCGCAAGGAGGATTTATGGGCAAGAAGCTACCGGTACCGCTCAACCACGAGATGACGCTCGCCCTGCGGGAACGCCTGTACAAGACGGTCGACAACTTCGCCAAGGAGTTCGACCTGGACGTCGAGCAGCTCAGCCGTGACCTGGGGTTCATCTGTGCGAACATGGCCGCAGGGGCCGGCGTCTTGGGTGCCGACTACAAGGAGTGGCTAGATGAGCGACGATCGACGTCCCAAGACCCGCCGCAAGACCAAGGTCCGGGAAGCAAACTCCGTTGACACGGAGATGGAGATCTTGTCGGCACAGACGATCAACTCGGACGTCGTCCAGTACCTCACCAAGCATCCGGCCTATGCGAGCCGGCGCTACTTCTACGACTCCCAGGACCTGATGACGTTGGTGGGCGCAGCCCTGGTCAAACAGGGGTTCCCGGCGGAGCTGCTGGCAGACACCAAGTGGCTCTGGGTGCAGGGACCAAGCGGCCCAAAGCTGTACCTGATCACCGCCGGCCTGAGGGCGTGAGTGGCCAACCGGTTCGCGTCGTGGGATGACCCGGTAGAGGCCCTCGGTATGGAGGGTGTCGAGGTCGGCACCGTCCGCTGCCCGCACGTGCTCCAGGGGGACGTGACCGCCCACCGCAGGTCTATCAAGCGACGAGACCGGCCGTGTAACGAGCTGGCTCGCCTGATCAAGTACCCCGACCCCTTCGGCCTCCGTTCTCGCTGCTGTGAGGGGCACGTGGTGGTGATGTCCAACCTGTCCTGCCCGGGGCTGGTGTTCGACTACAAGGGGCCCACCGACTGACGTGACTGGCGGTGGTGACCCGGTCCGCGGTACACATCATCCTGCCTATGCCAACGTACAAGAGGCTCAACCAGCGCAACCCCGAGTGGCAAGGTGCCTACTGGCGGAGGTGCAGAGCCCTCTACGCCGGCGGCCAGAAGCTGCTCGCCGACAAGGAGATGATGAGGCAGGTCTTCCCGCCGCACCTGGCGGAGAGGCCCATCGTCTGGGAGGAGCGCTGCCGCCGGGCGTACGTCATCCCGTACGCGGGTGAGATCATCGACATGATCACCAGCGCGTTGTTCAGCTCCGACCTCCAGATGACGGCGGAGCCGGAAGCTGACCCGTGGTACAAGGACTGGTCAAAGGATGTCTCCCCGCCTGGCGGGCAGAAGCAGACCCTCCAGCGGTTCCTCAAGGAGCAGATCACGACCGCCCTGCTCTGCAAGAGGGCCTGGACGCTGGTGGACCTGCCGACCATCAACGATGACGTGGCGGACGCGCTAGCTGCTGACGCCCTGATCAAGGTCCCCGTGGGCAGCCTGATCGAGCAGGAGAGGCTCGGACGCCTGGACGCCTACGCCTGCGCCCTTGACCCGGAGTGCGTCTGGGACTGGGAGGTTGACCGCGACGGCCGCCTCCTGTGGGTGATCGTCCACTACCAGTCGGCCCGCCGAGACGGCATCGAGGGGGACCGCGACACCATCACCGAGCAGTGGATGTACTACACATCCTCCTCGTGGGAGCGATACGAGCTGACCTACCACAAGAACACCCCGCCGATCGACATGACGGAGGTCCCGAAGGTCGACGCCGGTGGTCACAGCTTCAAGCGCGTCCCGGTCATCCCGTTGGAGCTGACCGACGGGCTGTGGGCGATGGGCAAGATCGAGTCGATCGCCGTCGCCCACTTCAACAAGCGCAACGCCCTGAGCTGGGCCCAGTACAAGAGCCTGTTCCCGGTCATGACGCACTTCGCCGGCCCGCCGGACGTCACCAACCCGATCAGCGAGGACCCGGACCGCATCCTCAACCAGACGATCGGCCAGGGGCACGTCGTCCAGCTGGCCAACCTGGATCGCCTGGAGTTCATCGGCCCGCCTACTGCCGCGTTCGCGACGGCAGCCGCCGACCTCAACACGCTGCGGGATGAGATGCACCGGGTGGTCCACCAGATGGCCCTCTCGGTGGACAACAGCGCAGCCGCCCTCCAGCGGTCGGCAGAGTCCAAGCAGGTCGACCAGTCCGCGTCGTACGTGGTGCTCAGGGAGTTCGGTAAGATCGTCCGCGAGCACGCCATCGAGCTGCATGAGGTCGTGCAGGTCGGCCGTGGGGACCCGAAGGCGGTCATGTGGGGGGCGGCTGGGATGGATAGCTACAGCGACGCCTCGGTGGACGCCTTGGTCACGCAGGCGCAGTCAATGGAGCTGATCAGCATCCCTTCAGCGTCGTTCCAGCGGGCGTTCAAGTTCCAGCTGGCCAAGCGCGTGCTCGGTGACTCGGTTGAGGAGGACGTGCTCGACGAGATCCGCGACGAGCTGGAGGAGAACATCACCAACGAGCAGTACACCGCCCCGGTCATGATGGCGGAGGCGATGGCGGGGCAGGCTGCCACCGGCGACCCGTTCGGCCCTGGGCCGGGGCAGCCCGGGGAGGCGCCCCCGGCTGGTCCGCAGGCGAAAAGCCCCGTTCAGGCCAAACCAGGGGCACCAGACGAGCCAGACGAGAAGCCGGAGCCCAAGCCGGAGCCCAAGCAGAGCCCAGCTGTCCAGCGTCGCCAGAAGCGCTGACCTGAGACCCTCGGATGGCGGTCAACAGGGCAGAGCTGCTCGGCAAGGGGGCCGCGGCGGACATCCGCGGGATGGACGCGACTGCCCTCGCCGCCCTGGTCCCCGCGATGCGGGAGGCCCGCCGGGAGGTCGCCGGGGAGCTTGCCGAGTGGCTGCGTAGGGTCGGCCCGCAGGCGATCAACGAGAAGTTCACCCCCGCCCAGCTCAGGCAGGTCCAGCTCCTGCTCGGGGTCGCCGAGGGCCAGGCGCAGAACCGGCGCGGGTCGTTCCCGACAGCTGCCAGGTCAGCCGTCCTATCCGTGATGGGTCGCGCCGAGGCACCGTCGCGCGCAGCTGCCACGGTGGTCAACGAGCTTGCCCAGCTCGGCGCCCGGTTCAGCGACATGCCACCGCCGCAGCTGAGGCACGCCGCGATCATGGCCCGCGGCGACCGCATGGTCATCAACCGCTACCCGGCGTCCGCCAACCGGTACGCGGGGCAGGTCCGCGACGACCTCCGCATGCAGTTCGGCGTGGGTCTCGCGCGCGGGGAGTCGGTCGACCAGCTGGTCAAGCGGATCTCCAACCTGTCGACGTTCCGCACCGCCGTCGACGCGACCAACGCCCCGGCTGCCGCGGGCGCGATGGCTACCGGGCTGACCAACCGCTACCACAACTCGGCCAACCGGCTGGTTAGGACGGAGCTGGTCAACGCGTACAACTTCACGGCGAACGAGGGGATCAGGGAGGCGCACAGGATCGACAACCGGGTGGTCTCCAGGTGGGACGGGTCCAACGACTCCAGGATCTGCGTGATCTGCCGCGGCCTGGACGGCAAGACGGTGACCCCTGGGGAGGACTTTCCAGGAGGCTACACGTTCCCGCCGGCACACCCACACTGTCGATGTACGATCGTCGCGTGGATGGACGACTGGGGTCCGGGGAAACCTGACCCTGAGATGCCACCGAGTGCGGAGCAGGTGCTGGCGGACGAGAAGGCCCGCGCCAAGGGAGCGCGTCAGGAGGCCGAACTGGTTCGCGCGGAGGGGCAGACGCAGGCGATCGCCGCCGCACCGGAGGCGCCGACCCGTCGCGCGTCGCGGAGGCCGCCGCAGCCGGAGGTCACGTGGGGTGAGCCGTGGGAGAACCGGACGCAGACCCACATGGACTTCCTGACGATGATCAAGTCCCAACCGGAGGCCATGCGGTGGAGCATGCTCTCCACGCTGGAGCAGAATCCGGAGGCCGTGTTCACCGGCCAGGTGACCAACGGCAGCCTGGTCAAGTTCGTGCGCAACGCAGAGCGCATCGACCGCGAGCTGGCCGCGCTGGAGGCGTGGCGCGTCAAGTACGACCCGGCGCGCCGGGTCCAAGCGACGCAGGAACGTCGGGTGGAGCGGGCGCGGCTGCGTGACGAGGGTCGCGCCAAGCGGGAGGCGGAGCGGGCGCAGGCTAAGGAGGCGAAGCGCCAGGCAGCACTCACCGCGAAGGCCGCCAAGCTCTACGGCAGCCCAGGTGACGTCACTGCCCGAGCGCTCGCTACGATCGACACCACCAAGCTTCAGCTGATGGCGACGGTGGCGCACAAGAACCACGCTGACCCTCAGAAGCTGCTCACCGACTACGCGGGCGAGCCGAGCCGTGGGAAGCGCGACTTCGAGACGGCCATGCACGCCCTCACGGGCAAGAAGATCACCTTCGAGGACATCACCCATGGGTTCGCAGTCCCTGACGGGTTCCGTGCGGAGCTACAAAACATCACCGGCGGGGATAACCCGACGCTCACATGGGACATCATCGACGTGAAGACTGGGAAGATCGCCGCTCGCGGGTTCCAGCGCGACTTCAGCGAGCGCAAGGGCAAGGTCAACGTCCACCACGCCTACTTAGT